GGGCCGCAAACGGTGGAATGGTGGCGGTCGGGCTGCTTGCTGGCACTGGAATACGTCTCTGCATGATGGTGCCTACCGGCAGTCGCACCCGACGCAGAAGCCTGAGGGGTTAATGGGCGCTTTGGTGGCCGATTTTACGGACGCTGGCGAGACAATTTGTGACCCGTTTATGGGGAGCGCCACGACAGGCGTGGCTGCTCTCAAAGGCGGGCGTCAGTTCATCGGGATAGAGGCGGACGAAGCGCATTTCGCCACGGCTTGCAAGCGGATTGAGGACGCGCAGCGGAACGCGCGGCTATTCGCATGAGCGCCGTGGGAGTTAAGTATATAAGTCCCAAAAATTTAACGGTTTCATGCAGTACATTCTCTTTTTTTAACCGGGCCGCGTCTGTCCGCGCGTGTCCGCGCTTTGCGGAAAGGGGGCGGACATGACAGCCAGCCAGGGCTCGCTTGCGATTTACGAGGATGATTTGGATGCGATCCGCGACGCGGTGCGTGTGCTCGGAGGCACCAAGACGGTAGGCCATTCGCTCCGGCCGGATCTGGCGCCGGACCATTCCGGAGCGTGGCTCAAGGATTGTCTGAACGCAGAGCGGCGCGAGAAACTGGCGCTTTCGCAGGTCCTCAGGATTCTACGCATGGCGCACGATGCTGGCCATCACGCACCGGCGCAATTTCTCGCTGCCGAGATGGGCTATGCGGTCCAGGTGATTGAGCCAACTGATGAGCTAGCGGCGCTTCAGCGCACCTTCATCGATAGCGTTTCCGCGCAACGGGCGCTGATTGACAGAATGGAGCGACTCACCCGCGCGCCGCTCGCTCAGGTGAAATAGGGAGGCGCATGCTCCATCCAGATTTTAAGTCGGCAACCTGGCGTGGTACGACCAACACAAAGGGCAGCGTTATCGGTGTTAGCTTCGATATGCCAGATGGATCGATTGCGCGCCTGGCGCTTGACCTGCCTGGCGCGATCAACCTGGCGCAATCGATCCGTGAGTTTGCCGAGCCCTATTTGGCTCTAACGGCCTCCCATTCAGAAAGCTCGTCCGGTAATCCAAGCGCGGACGTGTCGACGCTGGAATCGGGGAAATCGACGTGACCACCAACCAAATCTTCCAGTGCCGCCTGGGGAGAATGATAGCTGCCAAGGCTGCCGTCTTCGAATGTGGCGTGCCAACGGCCATCACGATTCTGCATGATCGAGAACACGCCGATTTTCGTTGCATAGCGCCAATAACCAGACATGGAGGCTCCTTTCGTGAAGATTGATCGGTTGGGGAATCGACAATCTAGCACGGCTGGAGCCTCCGCCTTTTTCCACCGTCGCGCGCCGCGCGCGCAGGTGGAATAGGCGCGCGGCCATGGGAACCCGCGCATGGGTTTGCAGAGATCCGGCCCGGCGTGAGGAGTTCTTGCAGTTGTTGCGCGACAAGCCGCGCAGCACGATCCATGCGCTGGCGGCGAAGATGGATTTGTCGCTGAGCACCATCCGCAATCTGGTCCTGGTGTTCGAGCGCACCGGCGCCGTCGCTTCGGAGATCGATTCAACGGCGAGGCGCATTCCGAAGTCTGGCGCGCCGAAGGTGGTCTGGTTGGTCCCGAAGCGCAAGCAAAGGATCGGCAAGCGCCCGCTGCCACGTGTGTCTGGTTTCGCGCAGAGCGGGTCTCAGCTGCGGGGCTGGCCCTATGCGCCGACGGGAACGCCGCCCGCGCTCTCCGGCGGTGTCCAGATACTCACCATCGAGGGGAGGCGTGCATGACCCCGGATCTCACGGAGAGAAGATGGCCTTGCTCAGTGAGCTTTGCTCCCAAGGACGCGGCGCTCGACGGTCCGCGCCAATTCGTCGATCAATCCCGCAGATGGCCCGTTGCCTGCTTTGGCGCTGATACCGGCGAGCAGCTTGAGGTCGGCCAGGAGCCGAATCGGGTCGACCTGCCAGGCGACGGCGGTAACGATGGCGCCTAGCGCATCCGTGTATGCCTGCATTTCCTGTTCTCGAGTCAGCTCCATGGAGGCTCCTTTCGTGAAGGTTGATCGGTTGGGGAATCGACAATCTAGCACGGCTGGGGCCTCCGCCTTTTTCGAGGGGCGGCGATGAGATTGCCCGCCTACGGCAAGGCGTTACTGAAGTTGCGCGAAGCGGGCAAGGTGCCCTGGGTGGTGGTGGTTGCGCTGGGGCACATCATCGACGCGCAGACATTGAAAGGCCAGGCGGGCGTCGCGCGCATCGGCCTGCCGTTCGACTATCCCTTCGACACCGGCGACCTGGCGATCCTGCGCGGGCTCGACGTTCTTGTGTCTTGCTTCAAGCCGGAAACATTGAGCCTGACGGCCGCGCGCCACATGCACCAGTTGGGCCTCGCCGCCATCTTCGAGCGTGGCGAGCCGGGGCTGGTATGGTGCGTGGACGAACTTGGCCGGTCTGCCTCGGCCGCCGATTTGACCTATACGCGCGCCGGACCGCAGGTGCTGACCTCGTGGCCACGGGCGGTGCCGCTGAACAGCGCTTTCCGCGAGACCTTCGCCTGGTGGCGCACATGCGCGCTGGTGGGCGCCTGCGGCGTGTTTTCGCGTCCAGAATTCGATCGAGTGCGCGCGCGGGTGCGGCGCGAGCTATCCGGCGAACATGAGCCGGCCTGACGATGCAAGATTCCGATACGGACGTTGTCAGGGAGCTTTTTGCCGCAGACGCATGGCAGCGCAACCTGGTGAAGTCGGATACCGGCAAGCCGATCGATTGCTGGCAGAACGTGAACCTGGTCCTACAGCACCATCCGGCCTGGAAGGGCGTGCTGGCATTCGATACGTTCTCGCAGATGCCGGTGAAAATGAAACGCGCGCCGACTGGCGCTTGCGCAGGCCCGTGGATGGCGGAAGACGACACGCTGCTCGGTATGTGGCTCGCGCAGCACATGAAGATGGTGATCAAGGCGCTGGGCAACGTATCACAGGGCGTGGTCGCCTGCGCGCAGCTGAACAAGCACCACCCGGTTACTTCGTGGCTCGACAGCCTGGAGTGGGACCAGCGGCCGCGGCTCGCCGAATGGATGCCAGATTGCCTCGGGGTGAAGCGCTCGCCCTATTCGGCAGCCGGCGGCCGCTATTTTCTGATGAACATGGTGCGCAGGGTATACGAACCTGGCTGCATCATGCGCAGCGTGCCGGTGCTCGAAGGCGCGCAGGACACGGGCAAATCGACGGCGCTGCGGATACTCGCCTCGGACGCGTGGTTCTCGGACTCGCATTTCGACGTGAGCGGCAAGGACGTGTACGAGCTGATTCAGGGCGTGTGGCTGTACGAGATCGGCGAAATGGCGTCATTCAACAAATCGGAGGCGAACCGGGTCAAGCAGTTCATCAGCTCGGTGAAAGACAACTGGGTGCCGAAATACATCCGCGGCCGGGTCACGGTGTACCGCCAGGTGGTGTTCGCCGGCACTACCAACGAGAACCTATACCTGAAGGATTGGACGGGCAACACGCGCTTCTGGCCGTTTCTGTGCGGGGAAGCGCAGCCAATCAACCTCGAGGTCCTGGCAGGCATGCGCGAGCAGCTCTTTGCCGAGGCGGTGGTGCTGGTGCGCCAGGGAGAGCGCTGTTATCCGACGCAGGAGGAGCACCTGGAGCTGTTCGGGCCGGAGCAGGAGGCCCGGGTGGTGGAACATCCCTGGATGGAGCCTATCAGGGCGTGGTTGGCCTCTCCGTCGGTGGTGATCAATCCGCGCGTGACCTCGTTCGACGTGTTGCGCGAAGGCTTGGCGGTCGAGAAATCGAAAATGACCGTTGCGATGCAGCAGGATGTTGGCCGGATCATGAAGGGTCTCGGCTGGCTACGGAAGCGGGATTCGGATGGCTCACGCGAGTGGTTTTATGAGCGCCCTGAACGTCCAATTACCAACAAGGAGCACCAAAACGGTGCAGACCCGTTCTAAAAACTGTATCCGTCCCATTACGTCCTTGGGACGCCTCGTATACGCGCACGCGTGCGCGCGCGCACAGGAATAACCAATGGGACATATGGGACGGATAGATAAACAGGACGGACCGGCAAACGGGTACATGCGGGAAGCGATGCCGATAGTGAGCGCCTGGATCGACGATCTGCGCCTTGCGTTCGGTAAAGCCGACGTGACGCAATGGGTGCGCGAGGGATTAGACGATGGCACGTTTTACGCGACCGAGAACGGGAACGAGATCGGCACCCCGGTCGCCAAGCCGGCGAACGCCATCAGTCTGGCCGAGATGGTTATCGCCGCGCCGAAACCGAAGGTGAAGCGGTGAGCGTGATGCTGCCCTCGTGGATGTACGGCGATCCGGCCCTGGTGGTCGAGCGGATGGAATTGCAAGCGCAGGCGAAGATAGTGCGGGAAGCGAAGGCAGGCAGGCGGCCCGAAGAGCAGGGCCTTACACCCGGAACGGTGCGTAACATGCGCCGGCTTCGGATCCGTGAACTGGTGCAGGAAGCATTGAAGGGGAGGCGATGATCGATTACATCAACAAGCGCTTGAACGACTGGGCGCGTTGGCAAGTATCGGATCGGGCGACATTGAGGCACATGCTCGGAGCCAAGAGCTGTTGGCCACAGATGATTGGCGAATCTGACTCGACCGAGACCGTGCGCCAGCAGGGAACACTCGTTCCGCTAAATGACATTGAATGCTGCGAGACGGATAAAGCCGTGTGCGCGCTGCCAGACGATCTGCGGCCCGCTGTGATTGAGTATTACACCCGGATTGGAACAGCGGATTCGACCGCGAAGCGTCTGGGCATATCGAAGTTCACCCTGTTCGCCCGTATCGGCCGAGCGCACTGGCGCATCATGGGAACCCTGAATGACCTGGCTGCCAGATCGAAGCCAGCGACCGAGTCGACGCTATCACAAAATAAACTTGACAGCCGCCCTAACCAAAGCGTATAAAAGCCGCTAAGCTGGTGTGAAGTCATCACTAGACGATCAGAAAGCCCGCATGGCACGCCCTGCGGGCTTTCGCATTTGGATGGCGCGCATGGCCTTGCCTCCCTTCACGGTCACGATAAAGCATGACCTGGACCGTATGCTCGCGCGCCTAGACGCATTGCAGAAGCGCGAGCTGCCCTACGCCACCGCGGTTGCTTTGAGTCGTACGGCTCAAGACGTGAAGGCTGCTGAGGTCCTAGAGATCGGACAGGTATTCGACAGGCCCACTCCTTGGACATCGGGCGGCGTGTTCATGAAGGGTGCGACGACGATAGATCCGCACGCTTTCGTTTGGCTGAAAGATGAAGCGGGCAAGGGAACGCCGGCGGATCGCTTCCTCGCGGCAGAAGTCTATGGTGGCGCTCGATTGCCGAAGCGCTTCGAACTGGCTTTGATCTATGCCGGCGCAATGCCGAAAGGCATGTTCGCCGTGCCTGGCGCCGCGGCGAAGCTCGATAGTTACGGCAACATGAGCGCCGGCCAGATCGTCCAGATCTTGTCGCAGTTGAGGGCACAACGCACGGGCGGATACGAATCGCGTATAGGTGGCGCATCGAAGGATGCGAAGAAGCTCGCCCGGGCGGTGAAGAAGCAAGGCTATCGCATCTTCGTAATCAACAAGACGCACGGCAAGCTGGTGCCAGGCGTGTGGGCACGCTATCAGTTCTCCCGTGGATCAGCAGTGAAGCCGCTCCTGATCTTCGTCAACAAGGCACCGCAGTATCGCAAGCGCTTTCCGTTCTTCGAAGTGGCGGAGCGTGTTGCCGCCGCCGAGTTCCCAGGTCGCCTGGCCCAGGCCCTCCGCGAGGCAGTCGGCTCGCGAAACTAGCGGGTCCTCCCGGGGGCCGCCAACACGGGGTTATTCGAACCCCGTTTCATCACTAGTCAGTTGTATTTCATGGGGTGGTCACTTCTGGCAGGTGGTCAAGTGGTCACTCTGAGGGGTGGTCACATGGCCGAAGAGTGGATCAGCTTGCGCGAGTTCGCACGCCGCCGCGAGGTGCGGCTGTCTGCCGTGCAGAAGGCGATCGCCGCCGCGCGCGTGACGTCCGTGAAGCGCGATGCGCGCGGGCGACTCACGGCGATCGACTACATCGCGGGCAGCGAACAGTGGACCGCCAACACTGATCCCACCCAGGCCGAGCGCAGCGGGACCGTGTCGGTGGCGCCGTCGGTAATTTCGCAAGCGGAGTCGCTTCAGCCTGGCGAACTGGATCTGGGCTTGCCCGCAGAGCCGCCCGATGGCGAAAAAACCGGGGTGGCTCACGCGGCTTCGCCGACTGACGGTAAGGACCCGCACGGTTACCTTGAGCACCGGGCAAAGACCGAGCGGTTCAAGTCCGCGCAGGCCGAGCTCAACTATCTGAAGGACCTTGGCCTGGTGGTATCGCGCGCCGATGAAGCGACGGTGAAGGCCAGACGCTACCGCGGCATGCGGGACAAACTGCTCGGGATCGCGGACAGGGAGGCCGCGGTGCTGGCTGCGGAGCGCGACTCAACCCAGGTGCACGCGATCCTGACCAAAGCGATCAAGCAGGTGCTCCATGAACTCTCCGATGATGCACTCGCCGAGGCTGCCCGAGGGGTTGCCGAACGCATGGTTGCTTGACTGCGAAGCATTCGCCGAGGCGATCCGGCCAGATCCTGATCTGACTATTTCCGAGTGGGCGGATGCGAATCGCGTGCTGACGCCGGAAAGTTCCGCGGAGCCGGGGCCGTGGCGCACAGACCGCGTGCCGCATGCGCGGGAAATCATGGATGCGCTCTCGCCGAGCGACCCGACGCCGGAGGTTACATTCGTCGCCGGCACGCAGGTGACCAAGACGGAGATAGGCAACAACTTCGTTGGCTACAACATGGACATAGGCGGCGGCCCGGGCATGATGGTCCTGCCGACATCCGCCACCGGCAAGCGCAACTCGAAGACGCGTCTGTCGAAAATGATCGATTCGACGCCGTCACTGCGCAGTAAGGTGAGCGACCAGTCACGCGACAGCACGAACTCCGCCTCGTTGAAAGTGTTCCCCGGCGGCATCTTGGTGATCGCCGGATCGAACAGCGCGGCGGAGCTGAAGTCCACGCCCGTCCGTTGGCTGTTCGAGGATGAGATCGACGAATATCCGGACGACGTCGACGGGCAGGGTCCTGCGGACGAACTCGCGGAGAAACGCACAGACACATATCAGCTGCGGAAGAAGATTTACCGCGCTAGCTCGTGCACCGACCGGCGCTCGAAGATATGGAAACATTATCAGCGCTCGGACCGCCGTAAGCGCTGGTTGCCGTGCCCGCATTGCGAGGCCGAGCAGGTGCTTAAGTGGGTGCAGTTTCGCTGGGAGACGCAGAAGCGCTGGGAGATCGTCGACGCGGATAGCGGCGAAATTGTCGCAGTCGCAGAGGGCACGCCGGACGCGAAGGCGCGCGACACCGGCGAGGTGCTCGATGTCTGGTACGAATGCGAGCACTGCCACGCGCGCATTGACGAGCACCACAAATCATACATGTTGCCGCGCGGACGCTGGGTTCCGGAGCGGCCGGAAGTCAGGAATCACAAGGGCTACCACCTGCCGGCGTTTTATTCTCCGCTCGGGTGGTTCTCCTGGCGACAGGTGGTCGAGTCCCGGTTGCTCGCGGACAAGGACCCGACGAAGTCGCGGCTGAAGCTGTGGATGAATACGGTCGCCGCGGAGCCGTACGTCGACACCGGCGAGACGATCTCCGACCTGACGCTGAAGGACCGCGCGAAGACCTACCGTCTCGGCACGGCGCCAAGGTTCGCCCTGCTGCTCACCGGCTCCGTCGACGTCCAGGGCAACCGCCTGGAAGTGAAGGTAAAGGGCTGGGGGCGCGAGAAGGAAAGCTGCCTGGTCGACTACCAGGTAATTTTTGGGGACACGGAGAACGCAGGCCCGACTGGGCCCTGGGCGGCGCTGGACGAATACCGGAAAAAGAAGTTTCCGCACGAGAGCGGCGCGGAACTCCGCATTACCGCCATCGCGGTCGACGCTGGCTACCGCACGCAGGTGGTCTACGATTACTGCCGGCCACGACTCATGTATCACGTGTTTCCCGTACGCGGCCAAACGCAGTCCGGCAAGACGGTGCTTGGCCGGCCGACGAAACAGGATATCGATCACAACGGCCAGAAGATTCCCAATGGGATCGACCTCTGGCCGGTCGGCGCCGACACAGCCAAGCACGAGATCTACGCGCGGCTGAAGATCGAACAGCCAGGCCCGGGGTACATGCACTTCCCCGACGGGCTGCCGGATGAGTATTTCCGCGGGCTGGTCGCGGAGCATTTCATCACTAAGTACGTGAAGGGCTTCCTCAAGGGCTCCTGGGAGAAAGAGGAGACCGAGCGCAACGAGCCGCTGGACCTGGAGGTCTACGCGTACGCCGCAGCAATCTACGCCGGCTTGAACCGAATCAATTGGGACCGCCTCGAGGCTTCGCTGCTCGCGACGGCACAGGACCTCTTCGTCGCGGCGCGGCGCGCCGAAGAGCAAAGGAAGGCGATCGCCGCGGACGCAGCCCCCGAGCTCGGAGCGGATTCCGCGGCGGCGCCGAACGAAACACGCGCCCAGGTGGAGATCGATCCGCATGAGGTTGTGCAAACGTCTGCACCCGCGATGCCGCCGCCAGCGGTACGGGAGCAGTGGCTGCCGCGCCGGGATAACTGGCTGCGGCGTTAATCAGGAGATCAGGCAATGATCGAAACAGCAATTGCACGCTGCAAGCACGGCGTGCTGCGGTACCCGCCGAACGATAAGTTCATCGGCATGTCGCTCGAACAGTACGGAGAATTCTCGGATGCCGAAGCCGGGCTGCTCGAGCAGTTGACACGGCCCGGCCAGGTGATTGTGGAGGTCGGTGCGAACATCGGCGCCCACAGTGTGCACTTGGCGAAGCACATCGGCGCCGAGGGTCGGCTGATCGCGTTCGAGCCGCAGCGCGCCATCCACGAGATTCTGGCTGCGAACCTGCGCGAGAACGGTTGCGCGAACAGTATGGCGGTCCACGCTGCCGTCGGGGCGGCCCCCGGTATGATCGCCGTACCTGAAGTGAACTATGGCGAGGTCGGCAATTTCGGCGGCGTCGAACTCGGCGCGGGCAACGGTGAATCGGTGCCGCTGGTGACCATCGACAGCCTCAACCTGGACGCGCTGCACCTGCTCAAGATCGATGTCGAAGGCATGGAGGCCGAGGTTATCGCCGGCGCGGTGGACACCATCCACCGGCTGCGCCCGACGCTGTACGTGGAAAACGACCGCGCCGAGAAATCGGCGGCGCTGATCAATGTGATCGCGGCACTTGATTACCAGATGTGGTGGCACCTGCCGCCGCTGTTTAACCCGGGCAATGTCCGCGGCAACCGCGACAACATTTTCCCGGGCATCGTCTCGATCAATATGCTGTGCGTGCCGCGCGAGAAGGCCGCGCGCATCGCCTTGTGCGAGGTCTCGGGCCCGGCCGACGACTGGCGGCGCGCGCTCGCGCCGATCGGCCGCAACGATCGCGACCCCGCGCCCGGGCAGAAGAGGGTGGCCGTGATCCGGCCGGGTGCCTACGGCGACGTGATCATGGCGAGTTCGGTTCTACCGCACCTGAAGGCGGAGGGCTACCACGTCACGGTCTACACCGAGCAGCGCGGGGAGGAAATGCTGCGGCACGATCCGAACGTCGATGCGATCGTCATGTACCACGAGATGCCGGGCAACGTCGCTGCCGGCTTCATCGAACGGGAGACGAAAAAGTACGATCGCGTGATCAATCTCAACGAATCGATCGAAAAGAACATGATCGCGATCGAGGCGGATCTACGCTATTACTGGCCGCAGGCGCTGCGGCGGCAGGTTTTCGGCGGCAACTATCTCGAGCGCCTGCACGCGCTCGCCGGCGTGCCGGGCTTGGTGCAGGCGGACTTCCATCAGCGCTTCTACCCGAGCGCGGAGGAAGTTGCCTGGGCGCGGGCAGAACGTGACAAGATCGAGGGACCAGTCGTCCTGGTGGCGGCGTCCGGTTCGTCTCCGACCAAATACTGGCCGCATGTGCTCGCGTTCGCCGAGACGCTGGCGGCCGAGGGCGTCAACGTCCTCATCGCTGGTGATCTCGGCGATCTGAAGGATGCGAAGACCGCGCCAGGCGTGCGCCTCGTCGGCACCAGTTGGCCATTGCGTCAGCTGCTTGCGTTCGCGCAGCTCGCTGACGCGGTCGTCGGGCAGGAGACCGGGATTCTGAATGCGGTGGCGATGGCACCCATGCTGAAGGTGGTACTGCTGACCCACTCGGCGCCGGGCGACCTGACATTACACTGGGTTAATGCGGTGGAAATTCTGCCGGAGGCAGCGCCATGCTGGCCCTGCCACCGGATCCATCACCACATGGGCCACTGCACCGCTGATGCGGCAACCGGCAAGGCGCTGTGCCAGGCGGTAATCGCGCCGGCCAGCGTGGTCAAAGTCGTGCGCGAATACATGCGTATCCGGGCGCCGCAGGCGCTGCGACAGGCGGCGTGAGGAGAATATTGCATGGCATTCAGCATTGCCCAACTTAACGCGATCGAAACCGCGATCGGCACGGGCGAACTCACGGTCGAGTTTGAGGGCAAGAAGGTCGTCTATCGCAGCATCGCGGATCTGCGCTCGGCGCGCGACCTGATCCGCTCCGAACTCGTTGCTATCGGCCTGGTGACGGACACGACACCGCGGCGCGTCTATACCTCGTTTTCCAAGGACTAGCGCGTGAACTGGCTCGATAAGACCATCGGTTACCTCGCGCCCGAGGCAGGCCTGCGCCGAGTGCGGGCCCGGGCCGCGCTCGGCGTCATCACGCAGTCGCGCGCCTATGACGCCGCCCGTATCGATAGGCGCACCTCGGGTTGGAAAGCGACCAGCACCTCCGCGAATGCGGAGATCGGCCCGGCGTTCAGGATTTCGCGCGACCGTTCGCGCGACCTGGTGCGCAACAATCCCTACGCGACCAAGGCGCTCAACGCGCTCGTGTCCAAGAGCGTCGGTACCGGGATCCGCGCGCGCATGGACAAGGGCGCGAAGAAGGTGTGGGAGAACTGGGTCAAGAGCTGCGACTTCGACGGCCATTTCGACCTATATGGCATCCAGATGCTGGCCGCGCGCGCCGCGTTCGAGTCCGGCGAGGTCCTGATTCGCCGCATCCGCAAGACCAGCGGTGATGTGCCGCTGCAGCTGCAGGTGCTCGAGCCCGACTATCTCGACCCGACGCGCTACGGCCCGCAGGCGAACGGCAACTATGCTATCGCCGGCGTCGAGATCAACCTGCAGGGCCAGGTCGTCGCTTACTGGCTCTACGACCAACACCCCGGCGAAAACGTGCTGCTGCCGCGCAGTTTGTGGAGTCACCGCGTCGATGCGTCGGAAGTAATTCACTTTTACGAAAAGCGCCGCCCGGGACAGCTGCGCGGCATGCCGCGCTTGGCTTCGTCGATCATTAAACTGCGCGATCTCGACGAGTACGAGGAAGCGGAGCTGGTGCGCAAAAAGATCGAGGCCTGTTTCGTCGCTTTCGTGCACGGTGGCAATCCGAACACGCCACTGGGTGAAGCGAGCACCGATACGAGCGTCACGCCGGCGAAGCGCAACGAGACGCTATCGCCCGGGATCATCGAATACCTCGGGCAAAACGAGGAGGTCAGTTTCGGCAGCCCGTCGAGTTCCTCGGGATACGGCGATTATACAAAGACGCAGCTGCACGCGATTGCCGCCGGCGCGGGTGTGACCTACGAACTGCTGACCGGCGATTTGTCGCAGGTCAATTTCTCCTCGATCCGCGCCGGGCAGAACGATTTCCGCGACATGATCGATCAGTGGCGCTGGATCGATTTCATTCCCGTGGTCTGCAACCGCATCGAGGCATGGTTCATGGACGCCGCCTGGACGGCTGGCAGCATTCGCACGCGCAATTACACGGCCCTCTGGACCGCGCCGAAGTGGCCGTATGTGGATCCGCTCAAGGATATCCAGGCCATGAAGGAAGAGATCCGCGGCGGCCTGTCCTCGCTCTCCGAGAAGATTCGCCAGAACGGCGACGATCCGCAGGAAGTCTTCGCGGAAAAAGCATCCGAACTAAAGGAACTGAAAGCGCTCAATGTCGTCGTCGACTCCGATGCCGCGGTCGCAGTAAACGGCCGGCCCGCCATACCCGCAGACACCGCGGCCGCAGAAGGCGATGCGGCAAGCGCTTCCAGCACGAGCGCCAAGCCGTAAAGCGGATATTCTCAATCACCAGAGGCCCGGACTTTCCGGGCCTTTTCTTTTGGAGGCCAGAAATGAACGACAAGACCCGCCGCGCCGACATGCCGATGCAGACGCGCCTCGCGCCGATCGGCACTGTCAACAAGGCCACCCGCACCGCGGACCTCGTGTGGACCACGGGCGCGCGCGTGATGCGCTACGACTGGATGCGCGACCGGACTTACCTCGAGGAGCTATCGCTCGGTCCGGCGAACGTGCGCATGGGCCGGCTGCAGAGCGGCGCGCCGCTCCTGAACGCGCACAACCGCTGGAGCCTGGAGGATCAGATCGGCGTCGTCGACGGCGCGGCCCTCTCCGGCGGAGAGGGCACTGCCACGGTGCGCTTTTCTTCGCGCGCCGATGTGGAGCCGATTTTCCAGGACGTGCAGGACAAGATCATCCGCAACGTGTCGGCCGGCTACATCACGCACCGCGTGGAAATACTGCCGCCCGACGATGCGAGCAACGGCCTGCCCATCTACCGCGCGGTGGATTGGGAGCCGATGGAAATTTCCCTGGTTCCGATCGGGGCGGACGCTGGCGCAGGGGTCCGCACCGAGCAGCAGCGCACTTACCCCTGCGAGTTTATCGACGCTGTTTCGTTTCAAAACCCGGCGGTCCCCGCCATTTCACGAGAGGAGTCCACTATGGACCAGCAGCAAAGAGCAGCCCCGGCGGCCGCCATGGTAGCCGCCAGCACCACCGAAGAGGAAGCGCGCACCCGCGCCGCAGCCGCCGAGACAACCCGGGCGGCGACCGAGGCCGCCACCGCAGCCGAGCGCACCCGCGTCAAGGGCATCCGCGATCTCTGCGCCGCGCACAAGCTCGATCGCGCGTTCGAGGATACGTTGATCAACGAGAACATCGCATTGGATTCGGCGCGCCAGCGGGTACTCGATGAACTCGCGAAAAAGACCACGGCGACGCCGGTGCGTTCCGGCGACGGCGGCACGATCTTCGTCACCGGCGACGAGACGGTCATTCGCCGCGAGGCGATGTCGGTCGCACTGCTCGCCCGGCACGACCCGCGCACCTACAACCTGAACGCCAAGGAAAACGAGGCCGCCAGACAATACGCCGGCATGACGCTGCGCGAGATGATGCGCTTCTGCCTCGAGCAGAAAGGCATCCGCACCATGGGGATGTCGCCGGTGTTGATGTGGCAACGGACCTACGAATCCGGCTCCGACCTGCCCGCGATCGTGCTCGACGCCGCGAACAAATCGCTGCGTCGCGCCTATGATTCCAGCCCGCGCACGTTCGTCGCTTGGGCGCGCGAATCCACGGCGCCGGACTTCAAGAACATCAACCGCATTCAGATGTCGGGCGCGCCTTCGCTGCTCGAGGTGAAATCGGGCGGAGAGATCAAGCGCGGCGTCGTGACCGATGGCAAAGAAGTCTACAACCTGGCGAGTTATGCCCGCATCATCGGCATCAACCGCCAGACCATCATCAACGATGACATGGGCGCCTTCACCCGGATCCCGGAACTGTGCGCGCGCGCCGCCGCGGACCTGGAATCCGATACGGTCTACGGCATCGTCACCACCAACGCCGCACTGGGTGTCGACAATACGGCGCTGTTCGATTCGGCCACGCACAAGAACTATACCGCGTCCGGCACCGCGCTCTCGGTCGCGTCCCTCGGGGTGGGCCGCGCGGCGATGCGCGTCCAGACCGGGCTGGAAGGGCGGGTGCTGAATCTGCGTCCGACCTACCTGATCGTCCCGGCGGCGAAGGAATCGCTTGCCGAGCAATTCACCAGCAACGCGTACCAGGCGAATGTGCAAAGCAGCATCAACCCGTTCGCCCAAGGCGGCCGTGCGGCGCTGACGCCCATCACCGAGGCCCGTCTCGACGCCAACAGCGCCACGGCCTGGTATCTGGCCGCGGACCCGGCCCAGGTGGACACGATCGAGTATGCGTACCTGGAAGGCCAGCAGGGCGTGTACCTCGAATCGCGCATGGGCTTCGAGGTCGACGGGCTCGAGATCAAGGTGCGCGAGGACTTCGCGGCCAAGGCACTCGACTTCCGCGGGCTCTACAAGAACGCCGGCGCATAACCGGGCACATCTCTTTCATCGTTAAATCGCAGTCGATCGCTATCGGGCGCGCGTCAGTGCGTGCGCCCGAATCCGATCTCATTAAAGGAAATTGAAATGAAAATGCTGATCCTGTTCTTGGTCATTGCCGTGGCAGTCGCCATTGCTGCTATCGGTCCGAAGCGATTCATCACCGCCATGCTGCAGCCGGTGGAAGACTATGTGCAGAAGTTTCTGGTGCTGCACATCACCAACTACGTGTACAGCGGCGACCACATCGACATCACCACGCCCTACGCCGTCAGCTCGGGCGGTGGCTGTCTGGTTGGCGCCCGCTTGTTCGGCATCGCGGTGGACACCTATGGGAGCGGGGTAGCGGGTGTCATGTGCACCGAGGGCGTGTTCGATATCGCCAAGGCGACTGCCATCTCGTTCGCCGCCGGCGCGCCCGTCTATTGGGACGACACCAACAAGGTGTGCACCACCAGCGGCACCGGCTCGGCGCTCGAAGTCGGCATCGCAACGTCGACGGCGGGCACCGCAGCAGTCCTTGTGCGCGCCCGCCTGAACGAACCGGCACGCTAAGCAGCCGGCTTTCGTGGACTGGGCCTCGCACATGCAGCGCATCCTTACCCAACTGGGTGAGGATGCCACCTGCACGCCGTTCGGCGGAACGGCGGCAACGGTGCGAGGCGTTTTTCTGAAACCGTTCCATAGCCTCGATGGCGGTCTGATCGAATCGAGCGAACCGGGGTTCGTCGGCCTCACGAGCGACCTCGCCGGCATAAAGCATGGCGATCCGATCGTGCGTAGCGGCATTACCTACACGGTGGGCGGCATCGAGCCCGATGGCGTCTCCGGCCTGACCACGCTGCGGCTCAAATTATGACGACCAGCGTGCGCGAAGCGGTCCTGGCCAAGTTCAAGACGGTGCTGCTCGCCGCAACGCAGACGCCAGCGGGCGCCAACGTCTACCGCTCGCGCCTGGAGGCGCTGACAAGCAGCATGCTGCCGGCGATCATCGTGCGCCCGGGGCAGAACGACATACCGAACGAGGATACGAACGGCAAGGTCAATCGCGAGTTCGATGTCGAGATCCTCGTGCTTACCGAAGGCGACGTCCCGGATTCACTGGCGGACCCGACCATCATCAGCGCGCACGCGAAAATCATGGCCGACCGCACCCTGGGCGGCCTCGCAATCGATATCTACGAAGGCCGTACATCCTGGCGCTTCGACCAGGCCGAGAAGGATTCCGTCGAAGTCTCGATCTTGTATGTCGTGCGTTATCGCACGAGCGCAACTGATCTGACGCAATAAGGAGACAACATGTCCACGAAACCAGAGCCCACGCCGGACCCCTACGAAGGCGTCGGCGGCAGCTACGTGATCGACCAGGCCACCGGCCGGCGCGTACAGGTGGTTGCGCCTCCGGACAGCCCACAAACGGCGCGACCGGCTGCAATTATGCCTATAGCCGCCACCGCGGCCGCATCGGTCGATACGTCTGCACTCGCCCAACGCGCTGCGGACAAAGATTACAGCTCCTAACCCGCCCCGCAACCGCAAGCCCGAAGGCCGCCACCCGCGGCCTTTTTTTATTTCTGAGAGGAGAACGATATGCCGCTACTCGCCCGCAAACTGGTGCTGCTCGCCAAGATCGAAACCGGTTATGGCACCGACCCGACACCCACCGGCGTCGCCAACGCCATCCAGGTGTCGAATGCCAAAATTTCGCCGCTGGAGGCGGTTGCCGTCGAACGCCAGAACGTGCAGGGTTATCTCGGCAACAAACAGTCGATCGTCGCCGGCCAGACCGTGGTGCTCGAGTTCGACGTGGAGATCGCCGGCGCCGGTACGGCCGGCAACGCGCCGGGTTATGCCCCGCTGCTGCGGGGCTGCGGCATGGGCGAAACGCTCTCCGTCGGCACCAGCGCGGTCTACAAGCCGGTCTCCACCGGCTTCGAATCGCTCACGTTCTGGTTCAACGTCGATGGCCTCAAGCACGCGCTCCTGGGCGCGCGCGGCAGCTTCTCGATGAAGTTCGACACCAAGGGCATCCCGGTGATGGCGTTCAAGTTCACCGGCCTCTATACCGTGCCGACCGATGCCGCCGCACCCACGCCGACGCTCACGGCCTTCCAGCAGCCGCTGCCGATGGTCAATGCCTACACGTCGGCGTTCACCATCCACAGCATCGCCGCGATCCTTGCGTCGCTGTCCGTCGATCTTGCCAACAACGTGGTGTATCGCAACCTGGTTGGTTCGGAGAGCGTGATCATCACCGATCGCCAGCCGTCGGGCAGCGTGACCTTCGAGGCCACGACGGTGGGCACGAAGGACTGGTGGAGTTCCATCAAGAACTCGACGCTCTCCACGCTATCGCTCACGCATGGCACCGCCGCGGGCAACAAGTTCAAGCTGGACCTTCCCTCGGTGCAGCTCGAAAAGCCGGCGTATTCGGAGCAGGACGGCGTGCAGATGCTGCAGCTGGGCCTTTCGGTCGATCCCACGAGCACCGGCAACGATGAGGTACAGATCACGGTGCTGTAACCCCTGCGGCGGGGATAGGCCGGCCGGCCGACAAGCGCGTTTGCCTGAGCGCGTTTTCCCGCTGCTTCTCTTTCAGGTTCAGGCAATCAGGAGACAACTATGGATTTGAAAAAAGTATTTGGCACGTCCGCCAAGCTGGAAGTGGAAGGCGTCGTGGTGGATCTCGGCGACGGCGGATGGGTGAAGGTCGCGCGCGCGGGTAACCCCGAGAACCGCAAAATGCTCAAGCGGCTGATCGCGCCGCATAAGGCGGCGTTGCGTTCCGACCGCCTGCCAGATGATGTGCTCGAAAAGCTCACCATCAAGGCAATGTCAGAGACCATTCTGCTCGACTGGGGTGGCCTGGAGGATGAAGGCAAGCCGCTGCCTGCCTACACGAAAGAGCAGGGCGTCGCATACCTCACCAAGTACAAGGATTTCCGGGATCAGATTGCGGTCTTCAGCGCCGATCTGGCCTTGTACCAGGAAGCGAGCACCGAGGCCGCCGCGGGAAACTTGTAGCGGCCCTGCGCTGGCAGCTTGCCCAGGGCGAGCGCAACAGTGCCGCAAACGAGGACCTCCGGCGCGATCTGCGCGCCTGGGGTTACGACGAGGCGGCGATCGAGGAGTACATCGAGGCCAACTCGAACGAACTCCCGCCGCCGGATCTGTGGGACGACAACGCCGAGCATCTGATCGCATTCCACCGGCTCTCGCCGTCGCGGCAGATCGGTTTCGGCCTGGGGGCGATCCCGGTGTCGGAGATTCGCGCCTACTGCGACCTCTTCGGGTTGGAGCAAGTCGAGACGTTTTTCCACCTGATCCGGGTGCTCGATTCCACGTACCTGGATCATATGGCGAAAAAGAGCAAGGAGAAGTAGATGGCCGTGCAGATCCAGCGATTCGAACTCACCGCGGAAGACAAGAGCGCCGCGGCGTTCGACTCCATGAAGCGGCGCGTGCTGGAAATGATCGGCACCGTGGGCTCGCTGGGTGGGGCGTTCCAGCTGCTCGCCGGCGGGTTTTCTGTCGGCGTCTTCAGCAAGCTGATCGGCGACTCGATCACGGCCATGGACGAGCTGCACAAGATGTCCATCATCACTGGACAGTCGGTGGAATCGCTGTCCGCGATGCGCAGCATCGCCAAGGAATCCGGCGTCGAATTCGAAGGCGTCGCCAACGGCGCTGCGAAACTCGCCAAAAACATGCTCGATACGGCGCGCGGCACCGGCAAGGCAGGCGCCACGTTCGACGAGCTGGGGCTATCCGTGCTCGATTCGAGCGGCCAGCTCAAGACCTCCGACACCATGATGCTCGAAGTGGCGAAGAGCCTCGCAGGAATGTCGAACGAGACCCAGCGCACCGCCTACGCGCAAGCGCTCTTCGGCAAGGCCGGCGCTGCCCTGCTGCCGTTCCTGATGCTGCTCGCCGAGCGTGGCCTCGACAACGCCAAAGTCACCAAACAGCAGGCCGACGAGGCGCATAACTTCGAAGTTGCGATCGCCAAGTTGCAATCGGCGAGCAGGGCATGGTTTATGCACCTCGCTTCGGAACTGCTGCCGACGCTGACGAAAATGCTTGACCTGGTGAAACCCATGGCGGTGGTCTTGGGAGCAGCGTTCGCCGTGTTCGTGGTGGCGCCGGCGCTCATTGCCCCAACCGTGGCGGCGTTTGGCGCGCTTTCGGCTTCGGTGTCGCTTGCAGCAGGCGCGTTTGCGGCTGGAAAAATGGCCGAGGGATTCGCTGCGATGAATTTGATGCTTAGCGGAACCTTTTTCTGGACGACGGCCACCGCCAGCGCAATAGGGGCACTTACCGTGGCGTCGAGCGTGTTATTCGCGGGCTGGGGGGGCTGGGTAATTGGTGATTGGCTCCAGCGTAATTTTGTAGAGGCGCGGATCGCCGGAATTGTCTTTATCGATTCAATGCTGAAAGGTTGGGAATATCTCAAATACGGCGGGCAGCTTGCCTGGCTCGGCGTCAAGACAGCATTTATGGAAGTGATTGGGTCGATCCAGAACAAGCTCGCCGCATTTTTTGAGCTCTTCGCCAGCGGCCTTTCGATGCTGCCCGGGATGAGCAAGCCGGCGGCGTTCATCAATGAGGTCGCCGCGTCGCTTCGGTCCGCTGCTATCGGGACAACTGATTTCAGTACAGAACAGGCCGCCTTGAAAGGTGAACTGGACAAGAACCTCGCCGGTATCAGCGCGATCACCAGCGAGATGGTGTATTACGAGCTCTTCCAGGACAAGGCAGCGGCAGCGGTCAAGAACCACACGGACAAGGTGAAGATCAACACCAAGGCCGAAGACGAGTATCAGAAACTACTCGCCAACGCCAACAAGTATCTTGATCAGATGGAAAAAGAAACGCGTCAGCTCGGCATGGACGCCGCGGCGAAACGCGCGGACGAGGTCGCTACCCTGGCCCTCGATCTGCGCGAGCGCGACCGCATCGCGTTCCTCACGCGCGCCTCGACGGATCTGCAGGCATACATCGATAAGGAAGATGCCCTGCGCCGCATCAAGACCGATCGCGAAATGCTCGACGCCGACGCGCAGGCGCTCGATGCGGCGATCAAGGCGAACGATGAATACGGTAAATCCGCCTCCCAGATCACGCAGCTCACCATCGCCAAAAAAGAAGCCCAGCTCGCCACGCTCAACTTCGTCGGCGCGACCGCGACGGAAACCTCCGCGCTCGAGGCCAGCATCGTCATCCTGCGCAAAGTGGCCGCCGAGCAATCCAAGCTCGCCGACCGCACGGCGATCGACGAGGCCCAGCGCCAGATCGAGGCCGAAGCGAAGAAGACGGTCGAGACCATCGACAAGGATGTGCACCAGGGCTTCACCCGCATGTTTGACAAGCTGGGCGGGGGTTGGGAGGGGTTCTTGAAGTCGATGGTGCAATCGTTCAAGAAACTCGTGGCGGATCAAATTTATATGTTTTTCGCGCGGCCGATCGTGCTGCAGCTTATCGCCGGCACCGCCGGCTCGCTCGGTCTCACGAGCATCGCCAACGCGGCAATGACCTCGGCAGGCCTCGCGAATGCCGCAACCACGGGAAGTGGCGGGAGCGGTCTTAACCTGCTTTCGAGCGCCTCCAACTTCCTGGGAATGGGCCAAGCCCCCGCCTGGTACAACGCGGCCGACGCGGCCGCCGGGACCGGCGCCTACACATTCGGCACCGGTGCTGCTGGCGCGGTCGCGGCTTCTAACGCTGCCGAGGCGGCTGCTGGCGGATCGATAATGGCCGGAGGAGAAGCGGCGGCAACCGGCGTGCTCGCGGCGATCCCCGTCTACGGCTGGGCCGCGCTTGCCGCTGCGGCGGTCGGAGCGTACCTACTGAGCGGTAATGACCGGGGGCCGGCCTCCGCGCAATGGGCTGGCCTCAATGGGCGTATCACGGCCGGCGGATACACCGGATCCGTGGATACCGCCTGGGGCTCCAGCATGACTGATTTGTGGGGAGGGTCTACGTCTGCCTCTTTGCCGCAAGATCAGTTGACCGCTTTCAACAAAGCCATCTCGATCGTATTCGCCCAGATGACCACCGCCGCCCAAACGCTAGGCCTGCAGACGACGGACTTGCAGAATTTGGTGGTCAGTGCCGGCACTACGACGCAGGGCGTGCAGGCCGACATGGCGCTCGCTCTCCAAAACACCGCGGACGCTATTGCGCTCAAGCTGATACCGAACATCAAGGATCTCCAGCAAAATGGCGAGACCCTGGCGCAGACCTTCCTCCGCCTCGCCGCGGCGCAGGCCGCGCTCGACGCGCAGCGCCGGACGATGGATATCGCGCTGATGGAGGCGCAGGGGAACGCGGTCGAAGCCCTCGCCGCGAAACGTGAGGATGAACTGAAGGCATTGGATGCCACGCTGCGGCCGCTGCAGAACATGATTTACGCCGCGCAGGATCTTGCCACTGCGTTCACAGCCGCGCAGACGTCTGCTAAAGATGCAACCGATGCCCAGATTCAGGCATCGCAAAAGACGGCGGATTCCTACAGGTCGGCGGCCCAGTCATTCCACCAGTTGGCGCAGTCGATCACCGACACGATGCACCAGTTGAGCGGTGGCGCGTTGTCGCCGCTCACTTCTGGCCAAAAATACGCAGCGGCCGGTACGTCGCTCGACGCGATCTATGAGCAGGTGGTTTACGGTAATCAGCAGATTCGCGAGTCCGCGCTCGCTCAGCTTCCGCAGGCAGCAACGGACTTCCTGAACGCCAGCCGCGCGCAAAACGCATCGGGGCAGCAATTCACCAGCGATTACGACAAAGCGCAGGCGATGTTGGCGAAGGCCGAGCAGATCGGCGGGATGGTGGGCAACAACCAGGACTTACTGGCGGCGACGTTCGATAAGAATACGGCCACGCTTCAAGACTTGGCGACCGCAATACAGGATGCCGTCAAGAACGATGCGAGCGTAACGCTTCTGAACGATATCAGCACTAAGTTGGGTGAAGGGTCAAATGACGCCGCTGGATTGTTGGGACAGTTGCTAGATCAAAATTATGCGGCACGCCTTGACGCGGAGGTCCGTTCGCTGTTGCCGTCAAGTGGGACCCTCGTGTCAAATGGAACCCTCGCTGTGTTCGATCAGCAAATGGCTATCTGGAGGGAAACAAATCCCGCGCCAAGTCATGCTACCGGCGGCCTCGCGAGCGGCTGGTCGATGGTCGGCGAGATCGGGCGGGAAATGGTCGACTTTCAGACGCCTGGCCGCGTGTACACCGCCGATCAGACCCGCGGGATGTTCGCCCCTGCGGCGAATGACGACCTGCTGACCGAGATGAAGGCGCTGCGGGCCGAGGTGGCGCGCCTCACCGCCCAGGTGGCGGCCGGCGACACAGCCAACGTCCAGGCCACCGAAGGCGTGGCGCAGGCGCACCGCGAGATCGCGCACGAGCAGCGCGTGCGTCAGGTGCCCTATCGATGAGCCTCTCCGCTCCCTTTATCGCCTGGCTGGCCAAGCCAGGAAACCGGGTGCTCCTGGCTGATATCGGCTGCCGCTCTGGCGGCGTCGAGATCACGCGGCGCATCTCCAACACGGGCTTTGCGACCGGCGCGACCGACGCGCCGGCGAATACCTACTACGAGGCGCGGCTCAACGGCGGCATCACGTTTTCTAGGCGGCTCGCGCTGCCGAATCAGGCCGGGTCGCTGTCGTCGGGTTCGATTGACCTGGACGATACCGACGGCGGCATTACCGCCTGGCTGGATGATATCTGGGCGCGGCGCTCGATCACGCTGCGCCTGGGCGAAGGCGGGGATCCGGTCACGGGCGCCGGGCGCTGGCCGCTCGCGCAGTTCGAGGTGATATGGGCTGGCACGGTCGACGATCTGGTGCGCAAGGATCGCTCGACGTTGTCGCTCAACCTGCTCGATTCGCTTGCGGTGCTGAACGATACGCTCTCGACCGCCGTGGTGGGCGGCATCGCCGACAACAAAGACGCGCTGCGGCCGCAATCGCTGGGCGAGTGTTTCAACGTCACGCCGCTGTTGCTCGACGCGGCGACGCAAACGTACGGCGTGCATCTGGACGCCGCGATTGAAAGTGTCGTCGAGGTGCGCGACAACGGGATCCCGGTGCTGGCGACGCAGTACGTCGCTAACGGCATGTTCACCTTGACCAAGCAGCGCTTCGGCACGATCACCTGCGACGTGCAGGGCGCGAAGATCGCCGGCGACTGGCGCAAGGACGCCGGCGGCCTGATCGAATGGGTCGCGACGGTATTGGGCGACGGCCAGATGCTCGATCCCGCGCAGATCGATGCCGCCCAGCTCGCGGCCTTCCGCGCGGCCTGCACGCAATCGCTCGGCGTCTACATCACCGGCCGGACGAACCGCCGCCAGGTGATGGACCAGATCGCCGCGAGCGTGGGGGCGACGGTGACAACGAGCGCCGCCGGCCTCATGCGTATCGTTCGCCTCGCGTTCGGCGCGCCGACGCGCACGATCGGCCCGGCCAACATGAAGGAGGGCTCGTTCAAGCCGCTCGCGTACTTTACGCCGGTCGGCGCGCAGCATCTGTCCGGCTGCCGCAACTGGACGCCGCAGACAACGGATCTCGCCGGCGCGGTCGTCGCGATGCCCGAGAACACGTCGATCTTGGGCGACGAGTGGACCTACGCGCTCGCGACCGACGCGACCGTGCTCAGCTATTACCGGCAGAACGGCACGCCGGATCCGGTCGAGACCTACATGGTGGTCGAGTCCGAACTCGCGACGGAAGCCGGGCGCCTGAAAGACCTCTGGAAAGTGCCGCGGGTGCTGTGGGGCTTTGACGGCTACCCGGAACTGCTCGACGCGGAGCTGGGCGACAGCATCACGCTCGAGCATCCGCGGCTGTCCGGCGGCAGTGCGCCGGGCGTGATCTGCCTCGCCGATCATGGCTGGCTGCCGCCCGGCGTAAGCATGGGTGTGCTGGTGTAATGGCTGCCGTCGTCTCCACGCGCATGCTCAGGCTCGCGGCGGTCAGCCCGCGGGTCGGCACCTCGCCGCTGATCGAAACGGTGACGTTCGATTCTGCCAACTACGTGGGCGCGATCCAGTCGGGGTCTATCGTCTGGGACCATGCGACCGGCGCGGTCACCTCCGGCACCGGCGTGGTGATGCACAAGGGTGGGATCTTCGCTGCTAAGGCCGGCGTGCCCACCTTGACGCTCGACGCCAGCACCGGGGATGTGTCGCTGGCTGGCACGATTACGGCTGTCGCGGGGGCGATTGGCGGCTGGACGATCGGCGCGACCGATCTGTCGGCAACGGCGGGTGGCAACAAGACCATTCTATCCTCGGGCGCGACCGCATTCTCCGCTGGGCCGACGGGCGCGCCGACGGTGACGATCACCCAGGCGGGGATTCTCGCTGCGACCGGCGCGTTGTTCAGTACAGCGGCAAGCGGCAAGCGCATGGACATAAACGTCACCACGCCGAACGAAATGACGTTCTACGGCGATCGCGGAGACGGTACGGTCGAGGCGTTGGCGAGCATCGGAATAAACGCCGTCGGGCTCGATTCGATAATCGGGTTGTTCGGCACAACGAACTCGGGTAATTCAAAGGTCGGGCTGTACGGAAGAAGCTATTCGGCCGTTGGCGTCTACGGACAGTCGCACGCGGCCTATGGGGTGCTGGGAGAATCACATTCCAGCTATGGCGTGTACGGTTTATCTGACCAAAGTTACGGGGTGCGCGGGTGGTCCACTTCCGGGATCGGCGGATTATTTGAATCCGGTTCTAACTACGCAGCTCAATTCACTACCAATGCCACCAGGGCGGCGATCAACATTGTTGCGAACAGCGCGCCGTCTGTCGGAAATCCCGGCGATTTGTATGTCGATGGGTCATACAGGCTGGAATATTTTGATGCGACTGCCTTTCATCCTGTTCTTCTCCAGGGTGTTGCGGCTCTGGGCCAACCCGCTTTCCTTGCCTACAACTCGGCAGCGGACAACAACGTCACCGGGAACGGTACCGATTACACCGTCATTTGTGACACCGAGATATTTGACCAGGCGGCCAACTACAACAACGCCACCGGTGAATTCACGGCGCCAGTGACAGGGAAATACCGCCTTTCCACTGGATCCCATATCGGGGGGCTGTCGGGCGCTACGTCCATTGACGCGCAGATCTGGACGAGCAACCACAACTGGTTCGTCGCAAACCTGGAAGGTTCTTGGGCTACCAGCTGGTCAGTCGGCGGCAGCGTGCTCGCAGACATGGACGCCGGCGATGTCGCCAAAGTGATCGTCACAGTGAGCGGCCAGGGCGCGGCGAATGCTGACGTGCTTAGTGGTACCGGAACCTTCTTCTCGGGGGAACTCGCATGCTGACCGACACCGACAAAGCCGTGCTGGCGCACCTCGTCGAAGATTCGGACGCGTGGATAGCGCACGCGCTCGCAACGGTCGGCCCGGAGGCGGTGCTGGCGAAATGCCGGCGCGAGAAACACGTGGCGGCCTACCGCGCCGCGAAGGATGCCGAGGGGTACAAGCCGCGCGGCATGTTGCCTAGCGACGAATCGTCAAAAGCGGCGGCGGATGCTCTTGCCGCCATAGAGCAGGCGCGGTGGGCCGAGGAGCTAAGAAGGGCAGCGCAGGAAGATCGAATTAACCGACTTTTCCAGTAACGAGGAAAGAAAATTATGGCCGAACAAACGACATTGGTAGTTACAGGATATCGGGACGCCAAAGGCAAAGGCGTAACCCGGATCATCAAACTCGACGGGCAAGTGCTGTACTGCCTGAAGAAGTTTCATGCCGAACCGGACAGGAACGGGCAGCCTGTCCCGACCCCGGAGCGCCACCCGATCAGCAGGGAGGTGGTCCAGAGTCTGCGAGATAAGGTGGCTGCGGACTCTGTGGCGTTGCTCGCGGACTGCGACGCGCTGATCGCCGATATCGACGCGGCAGTGGAGGTGTGAGGTGAGATACACGCTGCTGGCGATGATGTTTCTGATCGCCTACCCCGCTCAAGCTGCTGGGCCAAATTTCGCAACGCCGCCGACTCCGGGGGCGCCTAAATATCCGATTCCGCCGAAAGCGCCAGAGATCATTCCGCAAGCGCGGCCGCCGCGCGTAGTCGTTCCCTATTTCGCCTCGACACCCTCGCCGCAGAGGGGGTTTCTGGTGCCTGGTTCCATCTCCACGCCGCCGATCATATTGCCGACTGTTCCCGTGTTTCCGGGATCCGTCAATCTTCAGCCAGACGGCAGGCGCGAAGTGTACCCCGGTGTGTTCCTCGATGCGTCTCTGCTGAAGCGATAATGAGCGCCAACCTTCGCATCGTCGCCAACAACGCCGCCGACACGGCCACGATCACCGCGTCGGCGACCGCGGGTGCGCTCGTGCCCGCGAATATGCAGGTCGACCAAAAGGCGAAGGTCTGGCGCTCGACCGAGCCCACGGCCACGCTTACGCTCACGTGGGCCGCGCCCCAGGCGATCGACTCGATTGCGCTCTTCTGGACCAACTTTTCCAGCTCGGCCACGGTGCGGGTGCGGCCCTATACGAACGTCACCGACGGCGCGCCGCTCATCGATATCACCTACCAGCCCGATCCGCCCGAGCCCTTCGGGCACTTCGTGTTTGACGAATTCCCCTTGGCGCGCTCCGGCGCCGCTCAGTCCGGTTCGCCGCAGCACGAGCAGATCTGGCTCTCCGCCGGCGTCGCCGCGCGCAAGCTCGTGCTCGATATCTCCGACAACGATGTCGCCGACGGCTACCTGCAGGTGAGCCGCATTGCCTGCGGCATGCGCTGGGAGCTGGCCACCAATATGAGCTACGGCATGGGGGTGCAGTGGGTGGACCGCGCCAAGCCGGGGCGGGCCGAATCCGGCGATCTACGGACAGAGTACCTGAGCCGCTACCGGCGCCTGGTGATGAAGCTGGACTGGATTCAATCGACCGCCGACCGGGACCGGTTGCTCGCTCTGGCCGCCGCGGGCCTAGGACGGCCCATGTGGGTGGCTGGTTGGCCGGCGCAGGCCGACGACACGCCGCTGCAGCAGATCTATGCCCTATGGGGCGCCTTCACCGCCGAACCCACGCTCACACATCCACGTTTTGGCAACTGGGCGGCCGATCCGACCTTTGAGGAGTTCGCATAATGACAATTTCCACCATCTTCTATCCTGGTGTACCCAACTACAGCGATCTGATGAATCAACTCTGGGACGCGGCCATCGGCGCGGTGAACCACATCGGCGTCGCCGGCGGCCAAGGGTTCGGGGTGGGCGTGTGTCCGGCCGTGCCGGCCGGATACGCCGAGCTGCCCGGCACGCGCACCAAGGGCGCGGACGATTACGGCAACTACCAATACTCGGATGGCAGCATCATGGTGTGGATCCCGGCCTTCTATTACAAGGTGGGCACCGGCGCCAATGGCCTGACGCTGAATCTGATCGACATCAAGGCCGAGAGCTACTTCGCCAGCGTGGCCTCTGCCAACGCGAGCGGCTATGCCCTGCACCGCGCCTTTTACGATGGTGGCCTCAAGCAGCGCGGCGTGTTCGTGGACAAGTATCTGTGCTCAAAAAACGGCACCACGGCGAGCTCGATCTACCTCGGCAATCCGCTTTCGTCCGCGGCCGGCAGCAATCCGTTCTCCGATTTGACCGGGACGCCGGCCAATAACTTCGGCGGCGCGATCGCGGCAGCGAAATCGCGCGGGGCGAATTTCTTCTGCAACAGTCGGTTTATTTTCTCTGCGCTGGCTATGCTCGCCACCGCGCACGGTCAGGCGGCGAACGCCACCACTTACTGCGCCTGGTACTCGGCCGGCGCTACCAACTTCCCAAAGGGCAACAACAACACACTGGTGGACATCAACGATTCTGGCGTCACTTTCACCATCGGCAGCTACGCCAGCCAATCGAAGGCAGGCTCGGGCGTCACCCTGGCCAAGACTACGCACAACGGGCAGAACTGCGGCATCGCGGACCTGAATGGCAACCTGTGGGAGATCACGCCCGGACTTACCTCCGACGGCACCAACTACTACATCCTCAAAAGCGCGGTGCAAATGAAGACCGTCACGGGCAGCAACACGCTAGCCACCGACCTGTGGGGCGCGACCGGAATCGCTGCGTTATACACGGCGATCGGCGCGGCCGGGGTCTACCAGGGCGCGACCGCGGGCGACGCAAACAAGGGTTTCGGCTCAGCCTCGCAGGTGTTGTCCGAAGCGACCTCGGGCCAGCTGTGGGAATGGACCGGACTCGGCGCGCCGCTGACCGCGGGCATTGGGGGTTCCAACTTGTTCGGCAATGACTACTTCTATGTAGCTCGTCCGAATGAGCTGTGCCCGATCTCTGGCGGGAACTGGACCTCCGCTGCGGACGCTGGGGTGTGGGCGCTGTATTTGGGCAGCGCGCGCGCGGTCTCGAACGGCCTCTGCGGGTTTCGGGCGGCCTCGTATTTGTAACTTTGTGAGAGGCGCGGGAGCGCCGAAAGAACAGCGACATGGGACTGCATTCGGAAGCTGAGCTGAACCGTAAATTCATGGAGTTCGCAAAATTGTTGAACGTGTATTTAAACCACTTTCCGAAGTCCGAGAAGTACGGCCTGTCGCAGCAGATCCGCCAGGCCGCCTATGACGTGTATGGAATGATCGTGGAGGCGCAAAAGCGCTTTCACAAGAAAACTACTCTGGCCAACCTGAACGTCCGGCATGAGCAACTACGCATGTTCATCAATCTCGCCCAGGAACTCGGTTACTTCGAGTTCAAGGACGGGGCGCGCAGCGACGATGCGCCGAGGCGGCTCGCCGCCCACCGGCATGTCGCCGTTTCGCGTTTGGTGGACGAGCTGGGGCGCATGATCGGCGGCTGGGTTCGGGCGGAGCGGCTCGGGGAGGCGTCTTAACATGCTGTGCCCGATCTCTGGCGGGAACTGGAACAACGCTGCGAACGCTGGGGTGTGGGCGCTGAATTTGAACAACACGCGCGCGGACTCGAACAACAACTACGGGTTTCGGGCGGACTCCGGTTTGCTTCGCACGCGGCAACGCGATGGTAGATCAGAGGGAGACGCTTTCCCGCGGGCTTGTACAGCCGCGAAATCGGGATGCCGCCGCCTTTCCGGTAGCGGCTTCGCCGCGAAGGTCAGGTGAGCGGTGCACCGCCACGGTAATCTATACCAGCACGCATTCGGCCTAAATGCGCTATTGGACGCCCACCAGGACGCACGCCGGAACAAGCGCAGCAGCCGCTCGTGCTTTGAATTCGAGCGGCATCTAGGCTGGAATCTCGGGCGCCTGGAGGAGGAACTGGCGGCCGACACTTACCAGCCGCGGGACTATTTCACGTTCTGGGTCTACGAACCCAAGGCGCGACTGATCCACGCGCCGGCTTTTCGTGATCGCGTAGTCCAGCACGCGATCTACCGCGTGATCGGCCCTATATTCGAGCGCGGCTTCATCGATCAGAGCTTCGCCTGCCGTGTGGGCATGGGCACGCACGCCGCGGCCGATTACGCTCAAGAAGCGCTGCAGGCCTGCCCACGGGATAGCTACACCCTGAAACTCGACGTGCGACGGTTTTTCTACCGCATCGACCGGGGCATCCTGCGCACGCTCGTGGAGCGCCGCATCAAGGACCGCCGCATGGTCAACCTGATGATGGCGTTCGCGAATATGGACGGCGATGTGGGCGTGCCGATTGGCAATTTACTTTCGCAGCTCTATGCCCTGATTTACCTCAATCCAGTGGATCACTTCATCAAGCGCGAGCTGAAGGTCAAATGGTATGGGCGCTACGTCGACGACCTGATGCTCTTCGGCCTCACCCGCGAGCGGGCGGCCGAATGCAAGGAGCAGATCGAAACGTTTCTGCGCACACGTCTGCACTTGGAATATTCGAAATGGACTATTGCGCCCCTGGCGCGCGGCGTCAACTTCGTAGGTTATAGAACCTGGGCGGGCAAGCGCTTCGTGCGCCGCCGCAGCCTGTACAACTTTCGTCGTGCGGTGCGCGCCGGCCGCCTGGAATCAGTGACATCAATCCTCGGCCACGCCAAGCGCACGCACTCCCTGCAGCACATGTTGAGCCACATCCTGGAGAAGAGCCATGCCCTCTATTGTCGCCTACCGAAAACTTATCGACGCAGTCACCACGCGGGATCTGCGCCGGCCTGAAGATTCGGCCACGCATCAACCTCTGGGCATGGAGATCGCCGAGATCGACGGCCTGACCTACTACGTGCTGCCCGATGGCGTCACGCTGCCAGGAGAACAGCCGGAGGGCATCGTGCCGCAGGCTGTGACCATGACCGAGACCCTGCGTGAGACGCTGCGTGCGGCCAGCCCGCACTGCAAGATCATCGACGCGCGCGTGCGGGAAGCGATCGCGGAGCGCTATTCCGTAACCGACGAGATCAAGCTGCTGCGCACCGCGCCGAGCCCTGAAATGATCGCCTACAACGCGTATGCCGAAGAGTGCCGGAACTGGGGCCGGAACGAGAAAGTGAAGCTGGGGCTGTGATGGCGATTTCTGTCCTACTCCTCATCGCATTGGCGCTGCTGCAGGCGCTCGATGCTTGGACCACATGGCGCGTCCTCAGCGCTGGCGGCCGCGAGTTGAATCCTGCAATGCGCTACGCGATCGCGCGCGCCGGTACGGTTCCGGCGCTCGCGGTCAAGGGGACGATCGTCGTGGGTTTGGCCTGGTATTTCTGTATGTCGGAGCCGTGGGTGCTAGGTGCTCTGGTCCTAATTTATATCGGTGTGGTGCTGTTCAATTTCCGGTCTGTCAAACCATAAGCTAAACCGTTTTTCCGCTTCAACGCCCGCCTGGCCATGCCTTGCGGGCGTTTTCTTTGGAGGAATACCGTGCCTGACAAAGACCCCACAAGTTATGGGCTACTGACCTACGCCTGGGTGTTCGCGCTCGCCTGTCTCGGGGGGGCCACTTCATTCGCGGCGAAGGTGCGCACCGGCATGGCGCGTTGGTTCAATCTCACTGAATTGCTCGGGGAATTATTCACCTCGGCATTCGCCGGCATTATTACCTTTTACCTATGCGAGTCGGCGCAATTTCATGGGCTGATGACCGCCGCACTGGTGGGCATCGCCGGGCATATGGGTAGTCGCGCTATCTTCGTGATGGAGCGCTTTTTCGAGCAGCGTATTTTGGGCCAGACGCCCCCCATGTATCCGCCCCGCATCGAACCCCTGCATGGCGAACCGCAGCCGGGCGACCCGCGAGACGCCCCATGAAAACCTATATCACCGCGGAGCAATATTTCGCCGCCTACCCGAACCATCCGGCGATCACCGACGAGATCCGCAGCGCCGCCGACGCGATGCTGGCTAAGGTAAACGAAGTGATGGGCATGATGGAAGAGGCCGGCGTCACGTTCGAAATGAACAGGCATGAGGAGACGCCGCAATTCGGCTCGTTCATCAGCGGGACCGGCAACGGTGGATGGCGCCCGCCGGAGTGTCCGATCGGCGCACCAGCGAGCCGGCACAAGCGCGGCAAGGCGGTCGATGTGAAGGACGCCAACGGCGAGGCCGACCGCTGGTGCGACGCCAACGAGGAGGAGTTGCGCGCGCTGGGCATGGCGCGCGAGGCACCCAGCGCGACCGTCGGCTGGTGCCACCTGCAGGACGGCGCGCCGCCGTCCGGACATGTGACGTTCTTGCCATGATGCTCTGGCTCGGATTGTTCATCTTTCTCGCCGGCGCAGCGGCCGCCATCGTTGCCACTATCGCGGATCGACGGCTCACATTGAGCCAAAGCGAGGAATACGGCACGACCAGGATCGTCGCCGGCATCGGCATCACAATCATCGGCCTGGTGATCGTGACGCTCTATTCGCTCTGGCGCTTGAGCGACTCGCTGTTTCACTTCTTTGGAGAACTCTGATTATGACTCCGCAAATGTGGATCCGCGTCGCCATCGTCGCGGCGATCTTCGCGGCCGGCGCCGGCGCCGGCTGGGGCCTGAACGGCTGGCGGTTGAATTCGAAAGTCGCCGACCTCGAGGTTGAGCTGGCCAACTCCCAGGCCCGGGTCGCCGTGCTCGAGCCGGCGAACGAAAAATGCGCCGTCGACGTGAAAGACGTGCGCCAAGCGTTCGCCGACTGGCAGGCGGCCGAGGCCAAGCGCGTCGAACTCGTTAAGGCGGCGGTTGCAGCCGCAGCAGCCACGTCGAAGGCGCACCTCGACCAAGCGGCCAAGATCATGACCGCGCCGCGCCCCGCGGCTGGCCAGGAATGCCCTGCAATCATCCAGGAGGAAGCTGACTATGTACGCGCCCGTCAACAACGATAGTGGCCTCCAGGCGCTGCTTATGCGCTGGGCCATACGCTTGGTCTCACCTGAGTTCCTCGAGGCCGCGCTGGCCTTATTCCTGCTGCTGGTGATCCTTTTCGGTATCACCGGCTGCCAGACGCTGCCGGAGAAGCCAATCGTCCAGACCGTGACTATTGAAAAGCCGGTCCAGGTGCTATGCAAGATCCCGCCGGTCGAGCGGCCGGCGTGGGAGACCGAGCGGGCGAACACAGCCGATGTTGTCCTGGTGAGCCGCGCGATTCGCGCCGAGCTCGAGCAGCGACGGGGATACGAGGCGAAACTGGAAGGCGCGCAGCAAGTCTGTCAATAAGAACCCTGGCGGGTGCAGTGCGGCCCCGGCTCCGCTTCGGCGGGCCGGGGCTTTTTTGCGTTTACATCGAGTCAACGGACTTCAACGCGGCGATGACGTCGATGCCTTCTCGACCGAAGAGCTTGTTAGCCAACGCTACTTTCTCGGAATCATTCCTGAGCAGGGCGGCAGCCTTGATAAAGCGCTGGAGATCATGCTGCCCACGTCGCACAAGAACACCGCGGTAGTCGGGCGGACTGTTCGATAGGGTCTCCATGCTTCATCTCCTCGTACAAGAGCGGCTATTATGCCGCTTTTAGCGAACGCCAGATCCGGAGCAGGGGGAAAGATGTGGCACGCCCTGGGGACGCCACGCATTCCCCCCGCGAAGCGGGGATTTTGTAATGAATTCGGCAGGTTAAGTCTGCCGGATTCAGGACGATGCGGTCGGTTATGTTCAAAAGCATGTCTTTCATCCGCCCGGGGTCGATGCCGTCCAGGGTGTCGGCAAGGGTATCCAGTACGGCCAGAATGTCGCGCTCGGTGATCGCCGACAGGATGGTACGGTCGAGCGCCTCGCGCTCGAGCTCGACCAGGCCGCGCTCGATCTCCGTGCGCTCGGCCTCCAGCTCCTCGATCTTTTCATAGAACGCCCGCGGCGCTTTCGTTTCGCCGGCCATATCGGAGTAGCGCTTGATTTTGCCGCCGAGGACCTTGAGCCTGGCGCGGCCGGCTTCGAGCTCATGCGCCGGGGCGTGCGCTGCGGCCATCTTACGGGCGTCACGGGCGAGCGCCTTGGCGAAATCGTTCGAGCGCAGATCCTTGAACACCTTGTCCACCACCAGGCGGTCCATGTCCGGGGCGCGCACCTTGCGGCCTTTGCCAGCGCGGTAATAGACTCCGCCGCGATCGCCGTGCCAGGCGCGGCCGTCTGGGTCGACCAGGATGCCAGTGAGTAGATAGGCGTGCGATGCACCGCGCTTGCCGCGGTGCGGGTTCGATTCGAGGCGCTCCAGAATGGCCTCGGCCTCGGCGTCGGTGATCAGGG